TGGGTGGTTAGCATGGGTGGCCTTGTAGATCTTCACACCGTGCCACAGGCACACCTCGGCGCCCGAAGTGTCAAACGCGGTGTGGACATTGTCACCATCAAGAACATGCACCATCGTTGACATGATCTGCGCTGTCTCAAGTACCATCTTGGTGACATGCTTGTCGCAGTGGTATGACGCAGCGATGGCCGGATCGTAGTCGAGAAGGAAGATGTTCATCGCCGTTCCATGAGGTAAGCCTTGACGACCCAAGTAGGGAAGCTGAGGTTGGTGTTGAACTGAAGGGAGATCATATCCTTGCATGCGCGCATGAACTCATCATGGCAAGCATGTGCAGCAGGGATGTACCCCGTGGTCGGGAGCATGGTGTAGTAGATGTCCCCGCTCTCTGCCACGTAGGCCACCACAAAGCCGAGGGTGCGGTGCTTGAACCGGGCGAGCAGACCAGTCGCATAGTCTTCCAAGCCGAAGGTGGCAACCGGGAAACGGAGCTCGTCGGTGTCAACCGCGTCCAGAAAGTCACACTCAGCCGCGGTCTTGTAGAGTGTGAGCATCACAGCACCTCATAGAGATTGATAGTATTGTCAACCCGCTTCAGCTTGCCTTCCGCGCACAGGGTACGGAGCGCAACCTGCATCTTCGCGCCCGGGAGGATACCATTGGCGTGAGCACACAGGGTGCCACTGCGGAGTTGCTTGCCCTTGGGCTGGCTGGCGATGAAGGCGATGAGGGTTTCCACGGTGAGCTCCTTGGGCGCTTGGCCCGGCTGTATGGCTGAAAGATATGCCACACGTAAGGAAGTAAAGTACTTTCTTACGTGTGGCGTATACAGGGCTAGACGCCCTTGTGGGTGTCCCGGCGGAGGATGTAGCCCACGTTGGACACGTCAGTGTCGAACGCACGAGCCAGCTTGTCGCGTGACCAGCCGGCAGCAGCGAGGCGGCGGATGCGCTTCACTTGGTCTGAGGTGAGATGGCTATTGTGACCGTAGCGGCGATCCATGTCAAGCTCCTTGGGCTGTGCCCAGCTTGGTGATGCCTACTTGATACGGAGCCTTTTCACAAGCGCAAGCGTAATCTTTGAGACTTGTGAAACTGGCTCAAGGTCACAGGTTCTCGCAATCACACCGTCGTATGGGGGCCGCTTCTCATACACCAGTGGCACAGAGTCTGGAGTGTGATCACACCAGTTAGCCACCCGAAAGATGCGCCCATCCGGTTTGAACCGGACGAGCCTGCCCACTGGGAACCTAGAGTGGATGAAGTTGTACCGCGGCGGCGGCCCTGGCTTCTGCGTGAGTACGTCTCGCACGATGGCCACGCTGCACTTCATCTCCCCTGCTATGCGCTCGGCGCTCCAACCAATTTCGCTCAGCCTGCGTACGTGCTGAACCCCGTCGCTAAAGGGGATGAAGTTGTGCCGCGGTGGGGGGAGGGAGCTCTTCGTCGCCGAAGACGGGGTGGCCATCTGTGTCTGAAGCAGGCGCCCGACTTTCAAACGCTGCCTGAGCGATAGGCGCATAGGTCTCTTCCTTCTTGGCCAGTGCTGCCTTCTCTTTCGCGATCAATGTTAAAACCACTTCGTGAGCAACCCCGATTGTGTCTTTGATCTCAGGTTCGCTGCCGCCAGTGGACCACAGCATGTACGCCACGAACAACGCTTTGCAGGCAATCAACTCATCCATGCCTACATATCCGGGTACGCTCAAGTTATCATGGCGCATGCGCTCGATGGTATGTGGTCGGGCCGGTTTACGCAGTACCTCCATCAGCTTTTCGATGTAGTGGAGCGACTTCTCGAGATCCTGAATGCCATTCTTGTCACGCCAGCGGAAGAGATACTTGGTGGCACAGCCAACCAAGTAGGACGGCCCGAAGGCATCGCTGATGAGGTCCCAGTGCTGGACAGCACCGTCGGCTTTCTTGTAGTGGCTGCCTGCCACCTGACGGTCATTTGCGGACATGGTTGTATTCCTTGATGATGTGTTGGAGCATGCGGTGGGCGTTCTGATACATCGCGGCCCATTCGTCAGGCCGAACGAACTGAGCGTCTTCTGTGGACACACCGTTGGCGTACGGGGTGGCCGAGCTGATCGGGAGGAGCCTGCGCGTGTACACGAGTGCTCGGTCGAAGACATCGTCCATGGTGGTGTTGCCGAGCCGTCGCTCTTCGATGCAGAACCACAGGAGCTCCATGATGTCTGCGGCCCGCAGCATGAGTGTCTCGTACTCGTTCAGGTCGTGAACGATGCCGAGCTCAAGCTCAATGTCCTGCTCCATGGCGTTGAGCGCGTCAGTCAGTGGCTTGCTCCGCCACTTGGCGTTCGCGGGGGTATCACCCGTGTCGTACTCTGGGACGTCATGGTCCAGCCCTGCCATCAGCAGGTTCACCGTCAGCTTGTCCGACGCCACGATCTCGCGGAGCAGCATAGCCACGCCCCAGCTATGAGCGGCGACGGTCTGCTGACTGTGGACCGGCTGCGTGTGCCAGCGACGGACCGCACCACCCTTGCGGATACGGTCGTGTGCCGCCACGAAGCTCACTTGAGTCTCCGGAGCAGCCACCGCTTGCAGGCCATGGCCCAGTCAGTGGCGTGGCACTTGTCAGCGTACTCGATGGCCCGCTGGACATCATTACGTTTCCAGGCGCACCACGCGAGCAGCAGTGGGAACGCCGCATGGTCGAAATACGGAATCCCAGTCTCGCCGTAGTCGATGGACTGCCCATCTGCTGCTCTGAGGACCTGACGCATGATGGAGTCAAGCGCTCCATCGAAAGCGATCATGCGGTAGTCCGAGATACCATCATCGGGCAGACCGGTGAACATGCTGAACGGCGTGGCGACGTTGAGACTGTAGAGATCGAACGGCATCTTGTAGCCCGGGGGAGCGTTCTTCTCGAATACTGCGGTGTACGCATGGAAGTCGCACGAGATCTGGTAGTACTTGCCGACAGGCACGCCAACACACCCGGCGATGTATTCCTGCAGAGTGCTGAACTGGACTACGTTCGCACCGTAGGCGCCCCAGATCATGTCATTGCTGCGGCAGAACACCATCAGGTCCAGCTTGCCATCCACGATGCGGAGCTTGATCATGTCGTTGCACGGGATGTCTTTCTTCGACGCGCCGAGGTCTTTGTTCTGATCCCAGATCTGGAGCATGACCTGCCGGTTCAGCGGGTTCTGCTGGAGCAGGCCGACAGCGAGTTTGATCTGATCATTGATACCAGTTTCACGCAAGCGGTAGCCATACGGTGCATGGAACGTGACCCCGTCGTCGCTGTAGTCTGCCATCCGCTTGTTGAAGAATGCCAGAGTGGCAACATCGCACTGGCCATTGAGGATCCAGAGCGCTTCGAAGAAGTGGAAGAACGGGTTGGCATCCCGGTTCTCGTCCCACAGCACGCGCTCGCACGGGTTGTCGTACACCGTGGTCACGGGGAACGGGACAACATAGGCGTCGCCAGCCCGGGTCGTGGTCAGCAACCCATGGTCACGGATGAGCTGAGCTCCGGTCTCGTACGCGTAGTTGACGTTGCGCTTGTGGATGACGTGCATTGTGCGGGCTTTCTTCAAAGGGCTGCGGGGGTGTACCGCGCCCGGGGTTGACCTTCGTTGAGTCTGACGCGTTCGTACTTGTCAAACTCGCAAAGGCAGTTGGTGAGGTTGTTCATATCGCGGAATACTGTTCCGTAATACTCGATGTCATCTTTATACTCCGCGATGCCATCGAGCACAAGGTCGCGCAAGCGAAGGAGGTGTTCTTGAACGTCGCCCTTCTTGTGGCGAGTATGGATGGGCTGTTCCATCACACGGTTCAAGCCACGCAGAGTGCCGGGACCAGCAAGGACAAAGGTCCCCCAGTCTTTAGCTTTCCGCAACTGGGACGAATACTTGAAGTCTGTCGCCACTTGGTTAGCCATGAAGTCGCTGAAACCGTTGTGCTCTTTGAGCATGGTAGCGAAAGACTCCACGCTGTCAAACCGCCATCGGCCCGCGCCTTGTCTCGCATGTTTCCAAAGCGGCTCCAGGACCTTGGTGGCGAAGTATTCAGCCTTGTCCATGCTGTGCCCATTGGTGGACACAATATAAGCACCAGTCCACACCTTCAGGCCAGCATCCCGGCGCTCGTGCAGCACGCGAATGAACTTCTTCGGATTGAAGACTTCGATGTACCCCAAGGCTTTCAGGGTGCCGTGCCAGTTGACCACACGGGCGACGCACAGATTGAACCACAGGTAAGGGCACTTATCGTGCGGCCGAAGAATGTTCTTGTGGACCCACTTCGTTTCCGTGTCGTCGTTGCGGTTGATATTGCAGAAACGCCACTCTTTGAGAATGGGGTCGTCCGTCCAGTCGCGCCGCGGTATGCCACCAGCTTTGAACAGACGGATGCTATCGCGCTCTTTGATGAAGTACAGAAAGCGATTGAGCGGCAGACTGGTGGAGCGGGTCATTGTTTCTTCCCTGTGATGGTCACGCTGAACCTAGCACCAGCGACAAACTCTCGCCACGGCGCTACCCCAGTCGGTATAATCTCATTGTAGACGTGGACCTTCATCTCGGTCCCTTCTATTGCGCCAATTGGCTTGCCGTCAATAATGATGACTCCGTCCCCGGTTTTATCATCAATCTTGATGTTGATGTTCATAGCAGTGAACTTTCGTATGCCTTCTTCCAGCTTGCCACGATGTCGAGGCGCTCGTACCCCCAAGTCCCCTTCTTGCCCTTGGGCACGACGCGGACAAACTCGGGGAACATACGCATCAGGTCCCGTGCCGCTTGGGCTTGGACCTCTGGCGTGCGGACAGTGCTGCACCCCCCGGCGGTATTGCTCCCCGGCTGAGAGTGGGCGTAGTCGGTCAGTACGACATTCTGATGGCCATTCGTGAGGAGCCTCAGCGTTACCGCGAAGTCCTCCATAAGCTTGGGCTTGCTGAAGTCAGCATCGATTGCCCGCAAGGCATCGGTACGGAACCCCATTGCGCGCATGACGCGGGTGTTCTTGACAAGGTTCTCAGGCAGTCGGTTCCACCCCTCACGGGGGGCGATGCCTACTTGGGCGATCTCGTTGATGAGGAGCTCATACTTGGCTTTGAGGAACATGGTGTCCATGTTCTTCGGGGTGGCCAAGTACAGGCTGAAAGGGGATGCAGATTCTGCTTTGCGCTTGGGGCCGCGGACGAAGAAGGTCAGGTCATCGTCCAGCATCATGAACTGTTTGATGCCGATCTTCTCGCAGTGCTTCCAGATGAAGTTGCGCTTGTGACCAATGCCGGGCCACTTCTGGTCGCTGACCAGCACATTGCGGCCGAGGTCCTTATGCGCCTTTGCCTCGGACGGGTACACCACCAGATACGTCTCAGGGAGCCACCTCGTAGGTATCATGCTCAACGTGATCTGTGATTGGACCCGTCCGAGGGTCGGGATGAAGATTCTCATGTGTGCCCTTGTGCGGTGAAGCGAAGGTGCCGATCAGGCGGTGGCGAGAACGCCAGCAGCGAGAGCGCCGCGGATGTAGCCACGGATGAAGGTGTCGGGGTTGCTCTTGGCCGAGGTGCCGCGGGGTTGCTTCAGTGTCTTGCGCAGACGGCCCATGCCGGTCTCGAGGGTGGCACCAGCACCGCCGAACGCGGCGCGGACGATGGCGAACATGCTGCCTTCACGCGGCTCGGTCTTGCCACCCTTCAGCTTGGCGTCGTCAGCGAGCTTGGGCTTGCGGCCGGTCTTCGCGGTGGCCTTGTTCTTGCCCTTGGGCGCCGGCAGGGCTGCCTTGACCTTCTTGGCGGTCTTCTTGGTGGGGGTGCCGATCAGGTCGTCGACGTCGTTCTTCTTACCCATGATGGGTCTCCTTGTAGTGAGCGCTTGGCTCGGTTGTACTGATGTGATAACCCCGGGGTTTCAGGCTGCAAGGACTTTCTTTTTATACGAGGCGAGAGCCTCCATCATCCCTGCCTGAGTTCTGCCCTTACGACGTTGAGCCGCCAGCACCACGAGGTCCACTGTGTGCCGGCAGACAAGGTAGTGGATCGTCACGAGATTAGGCTGGCCCTGGCGTTGCAGTCTGGCGATGGTCTGGTCGTGCCGCTCACCGCTCCATGTGGTCGTATACCAGAGCAGATGGTGCCCACCATACTGCAGATTGATGCCGTGGCCCACTGACTGCGGCTGCACGAACATCACGGGCACCTTGCCGGCGTTCCATGCCTTGAAGGCGGCGCTCGTCTCCTTGGGCTTGGACCCACCGCCGATGATGGGTGCATTGGGCCACAGCTTGCGGAACCGTTCAGCCTCATGGCGGAACTCATATGCCACGAGCAGCGACTGGCCATTCATCTGTTCGATAACTTCCTTCAGCGCATTGATCTTGACATCGTGCAGCCGCTTCCAGGACGCTTTGTTGTATATAGCACCACTGGTGAACTGCCGGCATTTGTTACTGAGCACCGCGGCGTTCACAGCTTCTATCTCAGCTTCCTCTTCTTCCATCTCGATGAACATCTCGCGCTCGAACTTCTTGTACTTGTCCAAGAGGCGATCGCCGAGGTCCAGCTTGATAATGTTGACAACTGGCTCTTTCATGTCAAGGTGATCTTTGGCGCGCAGGCTCAACGTGATGTCACGGACCTTGCTGTAGATCAACTCGTCATGCCCCTTCAGGAGCTGAAGGTTGTACCCCATGCGGTCGAGCTGGCGGTAGTGCTCAGCCTTGAAGTGTGTGACATACTTGCCGAGCCGAGTGCCCTGGTCGAGGAGGTAGTACTGTGCCCATAGATTTACGAGGCTCTCAGACGCTGGGGTGCCAGTCAGGATCATCCGCCGCCGCATGAAGGGCATGAACGGCTTCACGCGCTTGAACCGCTTGGATGATGATGACTTCATCATGGATGATTCGTCAAACACCATGCCATCAAACGGTGGTTGATTCTCAAGCATCCAATCACAAAGCCACAGGAGGTTGCTGTAGCTCACTAGGTAAACATCGAAACCTCCTCGCCGCAAGATTCCGTCGCGCTTCGCAGCCGGCCCTCGGACCTTGACGACTTTAAGATGTTTAGTATGGTCCCATTTTTGAGCTTCAGCTTCCCAGACTTCATCAACGACTTTGGGCGGTGCGATGACGCAGATACCGGGTGTAAGACATTTATCCACTTCTTCTGCGACGATAGTAAGGACACAAACTGTCTTACCCAAGCCCATGTCCAGGAGGAGAGCGCAAACCTCTTTGTCGCAACCGAAACGGACTGCGTGTGATTGATATTTGCGAGGAATCCAACGCACTGGTCCACCCCTTCATGGCTGTCAACAACGAAGCACAGGTGTCCCAGTGCCAGATAAGAATCCATCTCACGCATCTGCCGGATGGTTGGCTCTTCACCCGGCTTCTTCAGCTCCACGAACGCGTGCTTCCCATCAGGGAACAGCAGGAGCCTGTCTGGCACGCCGGTTCTTCCCGGGCTTGTGAACTTTAGGCACAGGCAGTTCAGCTTCACCACTTCCTTGATCAGGTACTTTTCTATATCCTTCTCGGAATAGAGGCGAGGTGTATAGCTCATGCATTTCTCTCTGATGGCGGAGGACGTTGAACTTGTGCTTGAACCGTTCGATCATGAGCGGACGATGGCGGCCGACCACTTCCAAGGCCAAGAGCTTGAGCGCGTCTTCCTCAGTGGTGATGGTGTCCTTGGCCTTGCTCCAGGCGCCATAGTTCCCCATCATCTTTTCCAGGCGTTCGCGGTCCTGATCGGTGATGTCCGCGGCAGGGATGAGCCAAGCGAGTTTCATAGTCAGTCCTTCCTAAATACACCGGAAGCATACACACAGGCAGCGGCCCATGCCACAACTATTGCGAAAGCCACCCATCCGAAGATCGGGTCGAGCGACCAGATTAACAGCGCGAGGGAACCCATGGCTCAATCCTTCCTGTAGTATTGTGTTTCAAAGCCCTTGGCGCCGAGTGGCAACCCGGGTGCCCATGGCGCACAGGACGTCAGGCACGACACGACTTCCTCGACCTTGCGGACCTTCGGCACAGACGTGATCACTTCGTCATGGACGTGGAACACGATAGGCAGCTTCTGGGCTTCCATCTTGTGCATGCCGAACACCAGCACGTCACGGGCGATGGCCTGCACCGCGTTCTCTGTGAGCCGACCACCATACGTGGTCTTCGTTACCCACAGCCGGTTCTTGATGAGAGTCTTGTACGCGACGACCGTCTTGAGCTCGCCCCAGGATGTCTTCTGCTGAACCAGCTTGGCTTCAGGGTACCACAACCGCCGCCCACTGGGCAGAATCATGGTGAGGTACCCCTTGACCATCTCGAACGCGACTACTCCGGCTCTCGTAACAGTGCCTGCCGATGCCACCGCACTGATAGCAGCGGTTTCAATGAGGGACCAGTACTTAACGATCCGTCGATAAGTTTTCCGATACGCTTTGACAGCTCGCTCAAGTAGACTTCTCTTGATATCTGGTTTTGACTTGACGCACTGTCTGTAAAAAGTATCGACTCCCATTGAGTAGCCGAGCGCGAGGACCGCCTGCTTTCCAACCCAACGTTGGTCATCGTCGACATCATCATATCCAATTCCAAAGATCTCTGCAGCAGTGACTTTATAAAGATCCAGTCCCTCTCGGAAGGCTTTGAGGTATTTCGGATCTTGAGCCAGCCAGCCCAGGACACGCGCCTCAATACTAGCGAGGTCACATACGATGAGCTTCTCGGCTTGAATCGCTCGAACAATATGTCGTACTGCGTCTCGAAGAACCCCCATGGGTTCTCCATATAACGCTTCGATTGCTTCGTAGTCTCCGCGACGAATGAGATCATTGTCGAAGTCATCCAGCTTACGGGATGGCCGAGCAAGATTCTGCGTCTGTAGGAGCTTCGCAGTCCATCTGCCAGTGTGCGCTCCATGGTAGCGGTGAATGGACCGTACTCGTCCGTCACGACAAACTGCGTACATTGCCGCATGGTACTTCTTCACCGCCGCTTGAGCGGTTCTTTGACGAATGCGAAGGACCTTCTTCAGCAATGGCGGAAGGTCTTTATCCTTCAGACATACTGTGATGGTCTCCTTCTTGGTGTCGTGCAGGGATTCGTACCCAAGCTCTTTGGACAGGGCCACGATGCGGGCTGTCTGCCCCGGCGTGGTGACCTTGATCTTGCATCGCTTGGTAAGCTCTGTGAGCTGATGCCGCGCCTCTATCTGAGCACGCTGCTCAATCTTGATGGCGCCCCGCAGCAGGCTCATATCCATTGGGATGCCGCGGCGGTTGATATTGCTGTCCATCGTCCACACGCGCTGCTCTTCAACGCCGAGGGAGTGGATTGGCATAGCAAGATCAGCAGCCTCTTCGGTGCGCACGTCTTGCATGCAGTACCGAACAAGGTTCGTGAAGTCCGCGGGGTCATCCTCAGGTTCTGTGAACTCGCCTTTGCGGTTCGGCTTGCAGAACTTGTTGATGAGCCGTTTGCCTTCCTTGTCCTTCTCTTGCTCCAGCCCGAGCACAGTAGCCAACTGCTCCAGGGACGGTGGCAGGCTGCACATCAGGGCGACCGCTTGCGTGTCTACCCACTGCGATGCCTTCGGTATTGGCATGCCGAGCTTGGCCATGCAGCACTCAGTGATGGCCCGTTCGAAGTTGGCGTTGAACGCCTTGACAGGCACCCCCCTGTTAATGGCGTCGATCAGTTCCTGGGGGATGGGCTGGCCTATGCGCCAGGGCTTGACACTGCTGAACCCGGGGAGCTTGTAACCGAAACACAGGACCCGTGTGGACGGGTCCTGTGCGTAGCGCCACACGCCTACCTTCTTGAGATCCACAAGACTCCGGGTCTCGTAGTCAATGCGGATGCAATCCTTCATGTCACATCAAGTCGTCTTCGTCGTCTTCCGCCTCGCTGGCGTCATCGTCGAGCTCGTCGGCGAAGTCATCTTCAGCCTTGCTCACGCCACCGCCGAGACGGTCGTCGTCCTTGGTCTTGAGGACATTGTGCAGCTCGATGCTGATGCCCTTCCCGCCTTCGGGATTGTCCCACGCCCACGGCCGGATCGTGGCACGGTACCACGCACCTGAGTAGACCTCTTCCTCATCGATGAGCTTGCGGTTCTTCTTGTCGATGACATTGGGCTTGCGGCGAGTGGACACGCTGATGCACCAGCAACCGGCGTGATTCTCGTCAACCTCGCCGTCCTCGTTCTCTTCGTCGCCGTCGCGGATAGGCCAGTGCTTCAGCTTGTTCTTGGGGATGGGCTTGCCGAACTTCTCCTGGCCCGCCGCCAGCATGTTCTTCTCCAAGGAAGCAATCCACTTGGGGTACTTCTTCTTGGGGATGACAATCAGGATGCTGTACTTCGGCTCGTCACCGGGCTTCGGGTTCTTCCGATGCTTGGCCTTGATGAGATTGCAGTAACTGCCCCTGAACTCCGGGGTCATGAGTTTTTCAGCCATGGTTATCCTCCTTGGATAAGTGTGATTACTTGCCGTGACACTTCTTGAACTTGAGGTTGCTGCCGCAGGGGCACGGCTCGTTCCGGCCGATGTTGCGCGTGGACTTCTTGTTTGTCCGCACCGCGCTGAACCCTTGAGCCGGCGGCAGTGGGCGCTCGCGGTGCGGGCCATTGTAGATGACTGCCGCGCCTTCGATCATCAGCCTCGCGAGTGCTTGCTTGAGGAGTGGGGTGGTCATGGCGTGCCACCTTTGAACGGCAGCTTGCTGACGTCGATGAACTTGGTGTCTTCTTTCCACCAGAGGGTCCAGCTTGCGACAGCACAAAGAGCCAGGATGGTGAAGCAGACGCCCCACACCCATCCGGGGCTTTGCAGCCGGTCCAGCAGAAGCCACATGAACAGGAAATGGAACAGACCCATTGGACGGGTCGGAAGGTTCTTGTAGCTGATCTTGGGTGGCTGGCTCATAGGAGGTCCTCAAAGTCTTTCTCGGCGGAGTTGATCTTGTGCTCGGGGAGCAGGGTAGGCTTCCCCGTCTTGATGACTGTGTGCTTGGCCATGAAGGCGGCACGCTTGGTCTTCGGTAGGAGCTTCTCCGCGGCAGTCATGGCGATGTAGGTGCGGGGCAAGAGCTCATCGATGTCAATGCCCATCTTGCGCATGGCAGCGAAGGCGAGATCTTCATTCTTCCATTGGCGTTGTGCCCGACCCGGCCCCATGCCCCAGCCCTTTACCTTCTTGCCGGCTTCGATGCGCCGCTGCACCTCAGCAGGGACAGCCTCGCAGAACGCTTTCAGGTAGCCAAGGTTGTTCATGATATGCGCCAGCTCGCGGTCATTGATGACGCGCATAGTCGGCTTGCCCTTGGGGGGCTTGTCCATGAACTGGTCGAACTCCGCTTGGGCCACGCTGAGCGCCTTCTTCGCGAACTCGGGGCAGGTGGCTGAGGCGCAATATCTGCACTCGTCAGACACCACGTACTTCGGTGCCGCGCTCTTCGCTTCAGCCACCTGACGCTTGACCAGTTGACCGAACTCCTGCAGCATGGCAAGCGTCAGGTCCCACGTATCGAATGGGGACTCACGTCGCTCACAGCGGGGCTGCATGATGTGGAGGGTGATGCCGAGGACTCCGTCTATGTAATTGCTTTCGTTCCGGACCTCAGCCAATAGTCCAAGGGCGTACATCATCATCTGAGTATTGCGCTTGGCGCCAACCAAGATCCCAGCACCGTGCTTGTAGTCGAAGACATGGAGCCATTGTGTCTTCTTATCGTAGATACCAAGATCTACATGCCCTTTATCCTTGGTCGCGGATATGTAGACTTCGTGTTCCACATAGACCTTGCAGTCTTTGTCAATGAACTGGCGCGCATAGTCTACAGCCACTTGGACAGCCTCTGCCATCTCATTAGTGACTGTGATCTTGCTGCCTTGCTGAGTCACGCCAGCGTTCATGCCGGCGAGCTCGAGGTGCTTTACGCTGGCCGTACATGACAGCCATCGCTTGCTTGAGGAGGGGGCGAACGGTGCGTGGGTGCGCTCGCACGAGGTGTCTATCACCTTGCCGACAAACTTGTCGGATGCGAGCTTGGCGTTCCGCATGCACCGTTCAAAGATGCGATGAGCAGCGGTCCCTTCGTCTGCGTAGAAGTTGGAACCGCTGCTCTTTGTCATTGTGTTCTCAGGTCGCCGAGGGGGTTGTTACTTGACAGCCTTGAACAGCTTGATCGCCAGGGCGTGCTTGGCCTCGGGGATCTCGCTGACCTTCTTGATCTTGAACTTCTTGAGCACGGCGACGGCCGCGTCACGGTCCTTCTTGATGGCGTTCTTGGCAGCGGCAGCCACCTGCTCGGTGAGGTCGTCGGCGTCATCGCCTTCACCCTCGTCAGCGTCGCCTTCGTCGTCCGCCGAGTCGTCGCCTTCGTCGTCCGCCGAGTCGTCGCCTTCGTCGTCCGCCGAGTCGTCCTCGGCCGGCTTCTTGGCCTTGCCCTTGGTGGGCGTCTTGCCCTTCTTGACCTTGGTCTCCACCTCTTCGTCACCGGCGAGCGCAGCCGTCAGAGCGGCGGTGTTGGCCTCGAGGGCTTCCGTGAGAGCAGTGAGTGCAGCTTCGATACCCATGATTGGGATTCCTTCGGCCTGTGGCCTGTTGGTGTTGTGCAATGCCTAACCCCGCGAGCCACCATAGAGCGCGGGGTTAAGTCATGCCGACTGTGTCGGCCCTTGAACGTGCGGTCTAGCCTGCTCGCCGGCATTTAGCCGGACTTGGGCTCTAGGTGCTTTGGAGTTGTGTTCTCCTCCACTCACGGGGATCTCCCGCTTTACCCTTATTCAGTGAACCACATTACACCGGAGCAGACCACAGCAACGCCATGGCCAACGAGTACGGCTTATCTGTGTAGAACGCTGAACATCTCTTCAACCGCCGAAAGAGCTTGCTGTGACCGTCACCGCATTTGCTTGGGATGTTATCCCCAAGGAACCCACGGCTTCGGTTTCGGGGACAGACCCCTCATCAGACAGCATCTTATTGCGCCTGCCCACGTCTAGGGCACACCCCATTCCCTCTCCAGCCCGGGACCCGGGAGCCTGATGCAACGTGCGACACCAGAGGGAGAGACTTACTTCTTGTGCTTCTTTTTGGCCTGCTTGACGGCGCTGTCCTCGAGCCGCTCAGCATCGCACTTCTCGCAGGACAGGGTATCGAAGCAGTCGACGTCCTTGTCCAGAACACAGCGCGCCTCGTTGAAGAAGTGTGTCTCAGGTTTGACGTTGCCTGTGTCGTGCTGGGCAGTCAGCCCAAGCGCAACACTCTTATCGAGGTATTCCGTCCGTGACACACAGACCCCGCGGAAGCCGCTGATGCAGTCCGTGAAGGTGTGGCCGATTGCTGCGTGCATGATGTGTCCTTGGTCAGGGTGAGAAGAAGTGCCACCGATCACCGGGTGGGCTTTACTCGTATCATTGGGCCACGAGCTGGCACAAGTGCGACCTAGGCTACCTCAAACCGCAAGCGGAGATCGGTCGTGTAGGTTGTGGATGGGAGCGACCCCATGCACCTTCCCGTCACGTGTAGCTGACACCACCTAGTGTCAGTGTTTTGCTATGAGCGTTTCCCATCCCGGCACACAGGAGCAACCTATCACCCGGGGCGAGTACTAGACATCACAGCATCGGAAGCCTGCATGCGTCCCTTAACTCTCGATCGGTTTGCTGCCGGGTGTCTAATCCGGCCCGTCGAGGCATCTGTACCGTCTGCAGGACTTGGGCCACTCTGCATGCAGAGTGAAAGAGCTTGGTGCCGATCACTCGTCGGCGGAGGTGTCTCGTCTCATTGTCTATAGGCCAGATCTATAGGAGACTTATCAGGGCTGTGATTGGGTGGCGCATCGGGAACCGCGGTCGGCTTCGGCGGGTCGTGACTGCCGTGCCTCTTCTCCCGGACGGACCTCTGAGGGCTGAACGTCCCTCTCACATACTCACACGCAAGCACCATGAGGACCACCAGGAGAGCGCAGGCGCAGAGGGCGGTCAGGGTGCTTGGTGGCAGCATGGACACATCTATACGCAGCGCGTTTAGGAGTACAAGTGTTATTTTGCAGGGCACCCCTTGGGCCGGGGGTGGCATACCACTACATATAGCAGTGGCAGGCTTGGGCCGGCTTTGCATATTGCAAGGTACCACCCACTAAACAACACGGCCCAGAGCTACTTAAAGCCCTGGGCCGTGTTGTCACCGCACCCCGCACAAAGGGCACGAATGAAAAATATCCTTGACATTAACGATGTAAAGCAGATTGTTATATCCGAATACAGCCGAGCCAGTGACACAACGGGCAGTCGCACTACGGTCGGCGAGGCACTGGAGCGCATACAAGAGGATGACGCGCTGGCCCGAACGATCGGCCGGATCCGCACCGCAACTGAAAGCGACCAGGAGCGGCTCAAGAAGAACCTCCCATCAGTAACATGGTCCGGTGAGTTCGAGCGCCGCGAGGCGAACGGCATCGTCGCGCACAGTGGGCTGGTCGTGCTCGACTATGACGAGATGACCACTGCTGATGCCCGTGCCCTGAAGAAGCAAGTCGCTGAGTCGCCGCATGTGGTCGCTGCGTTCATCAGCCCCCGGGCGTCTGGCCTGAAGGTGCTGATGGCAGTGAGCATGCCCAAGGGCACGAACCACAAGGACGCCTATCGCACCTGCAAGGCTTATGCCCATACGCAGGGTTGGCCTGAACTGGACACCAGTGGCAGCGACTGCTCTCGTCTGTGCTATCTGTCCACTGACCCGAAGATGTACGTGGCTGACGAGGTGACTGCTCTGATGGCCAAGCCGGGGCCGAAGCGTGAGAAGGCAGCCAAGGGCGAGACTGAGGAGGACCGCAGCGCCGAAGAGCTACTCGGTGATCTGGACAAGGTGGTGAACGGTGTCGAGCTGGAGGACTGTGAGGCGATGCTCACGGTGCTTGACCCGAGCTGTTCGTACGAGGATTGGATGAACATCGGCATGGCCCTGCATGCTCAGTGGGGTGGCTCGGCGCTGGAGCCTGATGCGCTACAGTTGTTCCAGAGCTGGTCCTGTGGCCTGCTGTGGCATGGTGACCCGCCCGATAACTGGCAGAGCGACGATGACTGCGAGGCGAAGTGGGACTCGTTCGGCAAGCGCGGTGCTGGGGAGGACGTCACGTTGCGCTCGCTCATCAAGCGCGCTAAGGACGCCGGGTTCCAGACTGGTGCGCTCCTGCGTGAGCAAGGCACCAGTGAAGGGCTGAGCGAAGCCAAGCGCAAGGAGATCGCCAGGGCTGATGCCCGCATGCTGAAGGACGCGCTCGCTGCCATCGCTGAGGCATCGTCGGTCACCGAGCTGACAGGCGACACCGCACGCAAGATCACCGAGTTCGAGCTCTACGACAGCAGCCGCGAGACGATGATCGAGGCGTTCCAGGCCAAGTACAAGGAGCTGAGCAACGGCCAGAAGATGACCAAGAAGGCTGTCGATGAGCTGACGGCCTACAACTACTCCAGAGAGGTGACCAAGAACGGATGCCCCGAGTGGGCCGCACCGTATGTGTTCTGCCGCGAGAAAGAGGGTGCGTTCGTCTGTGTGGACACGATGTCGGTGACGGGCACCAAGGCATTCAATATGTGCTACTCGTCGCACCTGATCACCGACGTCATGAAGGCTCAGGGCAAGCTGCACCCGTACGTCCTGCCGAGCGATCTCTTGGTCAATGCTGACCTTGTGGAGAAGGTCCATAGCACTCGCTACACACCCGGTGAAGAGCCGATCTTCGACGGGCAGGACGGCCAGCGCATGCTTAACCGTTGGAAGCCTGCCAAGGCTGAGACCGTGGACGAGCTGGTGCATGACGCTGATGAGTCGGCTGCGTGTGAGCTGTGGGCCAACCATCTGCAATGGTTGCTTGGCGAGGAGCACGGTGGCATGCTTCTGAAGTTCTTGGCTTATATCGTGCAGAACCCCGGCGAGCGTGTGCGGTGGGCGTTCCTCATGAAGGGGCCGGAAGGATGTGGCAAGACGACGATCGTCAACGACCTGATGAGCGGCGTGCTGGGCAAGAGCAACGTGGACGTCCTCGACAACTCCACACTGATGTACACACAGTTCAACGAGTGGGCTGACTCCCGGCAGCTCTGCATCGTAGAAGAGGTGTACGTAGAGGGCCGGGCCAAGTGGGACGTCATGAACATCCTGAAGCCTGCCATCACGAACGAAGTGCTGTCCATTCACCCCAAGGGAAGGCCGAAATACAATGCTGACAACGTCACCTCATACATCATGTCCACGAACCACGCCGACGCTCTCCCACTTGCTGCTGGAGATCGCCGTTATTATGTCTGCGAAACCCGATGGACTGGTGAGGAGTTCATCACTGATCTCGGAGGCGGTCGAAAAGCTGCCAAGTATTTCACCGCCCTTCGAGCTGCCGCCCGGGACTATGCGGGCGCGCTTCGTGGGTGGCTACTCGGGGTGGACCTTGCAGGGTTCGATCCCAATCGTGCCCCCAAGTCGGCCGGGAAGAACCGCATGATGCAGATGTCCAAGAGCGACCTGCAGGTGGCAGTGGAGGAGATCATCGCCGACGAGGTGTGCGCCACGGTCTGCAACTCTGCCATCGAGATCGAGACACTCAAGGGGCTGCTCGTGGACAAGGGCGAGCAGGCATCGGGGCAGTACCTCGGTCGGCTGCTCAGGTCCATGGGGTATGAGCCTGCAGGACGGTACGAGATTGGGCCAGTCAAGGGGCGCCCGGGGACAGTCAAGAGCTACTGGTGCGTGCGTCGGGAGCACCTCGATGCCATGGCTAAAACCAAGCACAAAGCGGAGTATTTGAGGGGTGTAGTTGCGTGACAAATGTGCCCCCTCTTGCCGGGTGGGCAAAGAGGGGGCCGAGGCAAAGTGGCAGTTTTGATGTGAAAGTGAAAGGGTCAAGTCACTAAAAGTTGCAGTTTGGAAGGACAGCGGGGGTATATGAGGGGGTATTGAGAGGGGGCAGAAGAGTGGGTGGGTTTTTACCGTGATTTCTTTATAAATATAGTACTTACCCCCTCTTTAAGACTCTTAGTTTAACAATAAAAGTTGTAGAAGCTGTTACAGATAAAATTCTATATAGGCAGTAGCCCAGGTTTTTAAGAGGGGGTGTGGGTGGGTTCGGCCAGCGCCCGCCCGGCATGGGGGTAAACCTGAGAGGCAGTTAGCTGAAAGAAAGGTGTTGCGTTCTGTGAGATGGCGCCTATCACTTGGGCATGAACGCCAACGAAATTGCCGCTCGTCTTCTCAACTCCTTGTGTGGCGACAACGGTGCCACTCTCACCCCGGACGACCGGTTGTGGCACGCCATGCGCATCGCTGCTGTGATTGCCCCCGCAGTGCGGTCCGGGTGGGCGCCCGACGAGCAGGAGATTGAGACCCTGTGTTGTGGCGAAATGGGTGAGATGGAGCGGGCCACCACAGCAATCCCAGCGAACTGTGGTGACAACCTGCACAACGAACTTGAAATGGCGTTTGAAAGCCTTCAGTGAAAGAAAGGTGTTGCGTTCCGTGAGACGGCGCTTATCACTTGGGTATCACACAGCCGGGCCAAGTGCCCAAGGAGCGAGCATGAAGAAGGTCACCCCTGAGCATGCCGACAAAAAGCATGGCCTGATCACCTATGACCAAACGTGGGTCCACGAGAAGAACGACACCGTCCTGATCGTCGCGCAGAATTGCCCGGACGGTGAGGCTGGCAAGCAGGAGTGGCACGTTGAGGTTCTGGAAGAAGGGAAGCCCAAGGTTCACATAGTGGTGCCCAATGAAGAAGCCGCGCTCGTGGCGATGGCGGTCTTCATCTCCGCAACCTTTATCCTCTAGTGACTTAGGCTCGTCTCACAGAATGTTGTTGCGTTCTGTGAGACGGGTACTATCTTTCAGGCATGAACACCAATGGCACGAACGCAGCGAAGTGGGGAGAGGAAGCCAAGCAGGAGGAAGCTGAACTCGCTAAGTGGGACGCCATTCGTAAGGTGGCGCTTAACATGATGCGCGCCCACATCTCAACTGGAAAAGACCAGGGCTACAGCGCTGAGTCCGTGGAAGAGAACCTCATGGACACCTTAGTAGATGAAGGGTATGGCAAGAACCCCGACCAGCTTGACTACATGGTGCGTGTCATTCAGCACCACTTCACGACCGCATGGAACGCCTGAAAGAAAGGTATTGCAGGCTCTCACGGGTCTGTTATCACTCAGCCATACAGCCGGGCTAAGTGCCCAAGGAGCTCATCATGGCATATCGCCACATCCCCGGAAACGGCCTTCTCGATATCCCTAAGCTGCATGCACCCGGGCACAACGCCATCGAAGAGATGGTGGCCCACATCAATTTCGTCATGGTTGCGCGCCGCACCAATCTGAGTGTCCGCATGGGCAAAATGGGTGTGAACTACAATCACAGTCAGTATATCATGCTCCGCTTGCTGAATCGTCACAACCGCCTCGACGACCAGGGCAAGCAGATTCTGGCCCGTCTCACGGCCCATGCGAAGGGCGTATGAACCGCCTTCTCCCTCCCAACTCCTGCGGCGGCACAATCTTCGACGATGTGGTCGAGTGGGTGTACTCGTGGGTCTGCAGAACCTTCAAGAAAGACAGTCATGGACCCCGTGTACTTCCCCGAAGCCAACGCCATTCTCCGGGCACCCGCTGGCGCAACCAACATCGAAGACTTGCCCGTGGCCCACGTCCGGTTCGGCGACGGCGCGTCGGGCTGTGTGTCATGCTGGCAACTTACCGACCAGGAGCTCGAGGACATCATCAAGACTCGTAGGGTCTACCTCACTGTGTTGGCTCGTCTGCAACCACCTGTCTCCGTGTCAGTCAACAACCCATTGAAAGGGTGAACTATGGATACCCCAGCAATTGGTTCTCGGTGGGTGCGTAAGGTGCCTCAGACACTCGGGGACTCGCACCATGGATACGAAGTGACTGCCATCACCAATATTGCCCATTCACATCCGGGCCACCCGCCCCAGGTCGTGTATCGTGGCGACAATGGCCATTGGTGGAGCCTCCCGCTGGCGGAATGGCCCGGGAGCCTAAAGCCAGAAGTTAAGAGTTGACCGTGAAGAAACACGACCCTTGGCTGTACTACGTCTGTTACGTGCCGGCGACCTCGCTGATGCCCGCGACGTCCTTCAAGCTGTACAAGCCTGCAGGCATCAGCATTCAGCGGACGGCCCTGCAGAAGTACAACGCCAAGCGAGTCGCAACGAACCTCCCCGTTCTCACTTGCCTGCCCCTTCACACCACCTTCCGGAAAACCACTTGGTTTCCTTCAAACGCTTGATAAGGTCAGCCACCATGAACACCGACATCCACCCTTCTCAACCCACCGTCGTTTGTTGTGGTGCCCTCAGTGATGGGGACGCCTTCATCACTGAGGAGGATTACAACAAGACTATCAGTCACCGCGAAGAGTACGACGGCCTTGATAACGAACCCCGCATCATGGTGGTGTTGAAGAAAGGCAGAGAGCTCCACCCGCCGAAAGGCACTACTCACTGTGCGGTGTTGAACGACGGTATGGTGCTGGCAGTCCCCAATGATACCCGTGTCCTGCTGATGGCCAGCCGCGGTTTCGAAGTGAAGAAGTAGTACCATGGCCACCTTCAAGCAAGCTGCCGCCTATGTCATGCCGATCGGCAAGTACCGTGGGCAGGCTCTGGACAAGATCGCTTGGACTGACTCGGGGCTGGCCTACCTGCGCTGGCTCCGTGACGAGCGGAACAAAGGCAGGAGCCTGAAGAGTGCCAACGACCGTGAGCTTGACGACATGCTTGCGGCGTATCTGGACGACCCCACCATTGCGAAGGAGTGATGCTATGAGGAAGTTCTTCAGACGCCTTTTCTGTCACCATCTGTTGGCGTGGTACCGCAACATATATGGGGACGAGATAAACCACACGGGGTGTCGCACTGTGTTCATCTGTGAGAAATGCCACAAGCATGTCTACATTCGGGACTACATCACGGAAGACATGGCCATCGTAGTGTGGAAAGAACCATGAGCTGGCGCAAGCGCAAGGTCACTCGTCGGGCCAAACAGTTCCGCAGCACTATCCCATGGCGCCTCGTGCGCAAGGGCGCCCCGCGGTATACCCGAGTCAAGTTCACTTTCCAGGGCACCGCACCCGGTCAGGTGCGCCTGCAGGCGAGCTACGATCAGCATGTGTGGTTCACGGTACCTGAGGCGCTCCGGGTCAAGTTCGGCTTCCCCGAAGGAATCCCTTGCACTGCGATCACCGGCGAGTATTGATACAGCACACAGCCGGGCCGAGCGCCCAAGGAGCTAGCATGCCTATCACTGCCTACAGTATCGCAATGGCCATCGACGCGGAGTTCTCCCGTCGGTTGTTCTTGCCAGACGAAGCCTACTTGGTGTTCCACCACAGAATTCACGTTGTGCCAGCTCAGGCAATGAAGAATGAGGTGAGGTGAAGTGGGAATGGGCTGTTGAGGTCCACCACTTCGCCTATAACAGTGCGCCCGCAGACAAGTGGGACCGTATCATCGTGGCTGCCACTGTGCGGACCATGAACAACCACGACTTCCTCGTAGGGGTCCACAGCCACATTGGGCACACTGCCCTCTTGCCTGCCGACGTGCATCAGAACCATGCCATCTATGTCGACGAGAACACCATGACCCCGGTGGAGCAACTTGTCAAGGACATTGCCAAACAGATGGTCATGGTCTACCTCGGGTTCCTTGTCAGGAGTCAGCCGTGAAGTGTCTCGTGTGCCAGTATGGCGATGTTGTTGAAGTACGATCAGGTCAGTACTTCGGCGGGCGTCCCATTCGCAAAGCAGTGTGCTCATTCTGCAAGGCGCCGCATGTTCAGATGCCTGACGGGTCATTCATCTCGGTTCACACAGTGTCAACGAACGCGGTGCGATACTTGAAGTCTACCTTCTGAACCCCGGCTGAAAGGCTGGGGTAAGGCAGTGAGAGGAACTGGGTTGTTGGGTGAAACGTGCAGGCGACGACTCTGGCCTACAGTTGGTGAATCCAATGCGCCGAGTACCCCCACTGGACCCTGTCTTTCCATATGACCAGACACAGGGACCGTAACCGGGCCGCAGTCTGAGACGTCAGTCATTGTGCTGACAAACCGCCTCCTCTGTGAAAGAGGACGTAGCAAGCGGTCTGTGACTTAACCGAACCCCGGCCCGCAATGGCTGGGGTTCTTTTATTGGTCTAGTTATCAAATTGCCTTACGCAGTGCGTTTGCCCGTACAACCGTGCAGACAGCAACGCCGGCAACGCCACCACACTACGTAGCCCTTAAAACAGGGGTAGGCGGTTCGTTCTAGGCATCATGCCCCCTGCCCCCTGCAGTGGCCCCCCGCTACACTGGCCCCTGTGCGTAGGCAGCCCCCAGCCCCCAAGCGGTACACCCGCCCCAAGCCCAAGCCGGCAGCCGCCAAGGTGCCAGCCGGGTTGTCCCCCGCGGTCCGCCGCACCATCGTCGCCGGGGTGAAGGCAGGGGTGCCCTGGACCGTTGTGGCCAGCCGTGCCGGTGTGTCCAGCCACCTCATCAAACGCTGGCGCGCCCGCGGGCAGGAGCTGGCCACTCACTTCGCAGAACATGGGTCACTGCCGAAGGACGTAACACCGGACGACATGGACTGCATGCGGTTCTTCGATGAGCTTGAGGTAGCCCTCAGCACCGCGACTGAAACGTTCGTGAAGACTATCGGCAAGGCAGGAAAGAAGAATTGGGTTGCGGCTGCATGGTGGCTCGAGCGCATGGCTCCTCAGTTCTTCAGACTGAAGAAGCCCGACGAGCCTGAGAAGAAAAAGGCAACATCACTCAACGACGCGCCGCGTGTGGTCGTCCATCTGCCCGACAATGGGAGGCTCCATGTCAAAATTAGCTAACGTTGAGCACCGCCCCGGGATGGTGACATGGTTCTGCCCCGGCTGTCTATGCGGACATTCCGCATGGGTGTCGGGGTCATATACCCCCAAGTGGTCCTTCAACGGGGACTATGACAAGCCGACGCTCTCACCGTCCGTTCTCTACAACCGCGGCGGCAAGGTATGCCACTGCTATATCCACGACGGCAAGATTCAGTTCCTATCTGACAGCACTCACATGCTCGCGGGCAAGACAGTTCCGATGGAAGACGCATGAACGCACCAGTGGACATCGCGCCGGTCGAAGAGATCCGCCCGCTTCCTGGTCCTCAGACCATGTTGCTGAGCTGCAGCGCCGATGTCTGCATCTATGGTGGCGGGGCCGGAGGTGGCAAGACTCGCGGTCTCCTGATGGACCCACTGCACTATGTCCACATCCCCGGCTTTCGTGGTGTCATCTTCCGTCGGACCTGTCCCGACATTACGGCCCCGGGTTCCCTCCGTGACGATGCGCTGAACCTTTACCCTGAGACTGGTGCTGAGCCGAACGACGATGGCATGCGCTGGACTTGGCCGAGTGGCGCATGGCTGAAGTTCTCCCACATGCAGCTCGTGAAGGATGTCCTGCGTTGGAAGGGTTCGCAGTTGGCGTTCATCGGATGGGACGAGCTCACCGACTTTGACCGGCAACAGTTCTTCTATATGTTGTCGCGCTTGCGCTCGATGTGTGGCGTCAACCCTTATGTGCGCGCCACATGCAACCCTGATCCAGACTCTTGGGTCCATGATCTCGTGCGCTGGTGGCTTGATGAAGAAGGCTATCCGGACCCTGATAAAGCAGGTGTCATCCGCTGGTTCGCCATGGACGGCGACACGATGGTATGGAGCGACAGCAAGGAAGAGCTTGAGGCATTCGGCCATGACCCGCTCAGCTTCACCTTTATCCCTGCGCTCCTCGCCGACAATCCTATCCTCACGAAGACTGACCCGAGCTACCTGAAGAAGCTGAAGGCGCTCCCGCACTACGAGCGTGCCACGCTGCTCGGCGGGTGCTGGAATGTTCGGCTCACTGCGGGGATGGTGTTCAACGAGGATTGGTTTGAAGTCCTCAACCCGAAAGACATCCCTCCCTACCATTGGGCCAACCCGGATAACGAAGAGGTTTACTTCGATCGTGTGATCCGCTACTGGGACCGAGCCGCGAGCGAGCCGACCCCGGCGTACCCCAATCCCGACTGGACAGTTGGAGTAAAGGTCGGACGAACGACAGACCGACAGTACATTGTTCTCGATGTCAAACGTGAGCGGCATCGCCCGAGGGGCGTCCGTAATCTGATAAAGAAGACGGCCGAGGAAGATGGAGAGGAAGTTGAACAATGGCTTGAAGAAGACCCCGGTCAAGCGGGCAAGCAAGACATTGATGCTTTAACTTCGCTGCTCGCGGGGTATGTTGTTCGTGTCAATAGGGTCACTCTTGCAAAGGCAGTGCGCGCAAGAACGGCTTCGGCTCAGGCAGAGAATGGTCATGTGAAAGTTGTCAAGGCTGTGTGGAATAAACCTTTCCTGTCCGAGCTCAATGGGTTCGTAGATGAGAAGAAGGTGAAGCCGCCACCCGGATACAAGGATGACCAAGTGGACGGCCTGACGGGCGCGATGAATGAACTGTACGAGAACAACGAAATCAGCATGGAAGAACTATGAAGATCTTATCTGTTATGGAGTCCATGCTGAAAGCGGTGGGTATCGTTCGCGCCAGTACTGGCGGCGGATACGAAGAGAAGTTCGACCCCACGTACGCCCCGAACAATCGCTTTACCATCGGTCAGCCGAAGTGGCGTCTGATCAATTACAAGAAGTGGACGGAAGACGGTTACAAGAAGAACGTGATCGCCCGTCGTGTGATCGACTCGGTCGCACGCCACTGCTCGTCCATCAAGATCTGTGCGTTTGACGGGGAAAAGGAGTTGCCAGAGACCCACCCGTTGAACGTACTTTTGGCCAAGCCGAACCCTTCCATGTCTGGAAAGGACTTCATTCGCAACTGCGTCGCCTACTATCTGCTCGCTGGCAACTCGTACTTCTGCGCTGAGGGTTCTGGCGATACTGAAGAGGGGATGCCTGAGATCGTGTCTGAGCTGTGGCCCATGCGCCCGGACCTTACTGCCCCGATCCCTGGTGTGTATGGGGTGCAGGCATATATCTTCAAGAACAATGGCACCGAGAAGATCTGGAATATCGACCCGATCACTGGCATGGGTGCCATCCGCCATTGGAAGAGCTTCAACCCACTTGACAATGACCTCGGCATGTCTGTTCTGGAGTCCGCTGCTTGGTCTGTGGACCAGCACAACGCAGCATCCGAATGGAACATGAACACCCTCCAGAACATGGGCGTTCCCCCCGGCGCGTTCCGGGCAGGCACGGTTGACAAGCCGATCTCGCTCACGCCCAAGCAGAAGGAAGAACTTCGCGCTGACATTGACAAGCACTTCAGCGGCCCGAAGAATGCCCGTCGCCCCCTGCTCCTGAGCAGTGGTCTGAACTGGGAGAACATGGGTGTCACCCCGGTTGAGGCAGACTTCCTGGAAGGGAAGAACCTCTCAGCCCGCGAGATCTGCCAAGCGTTCGGCACCCCGGGTCAGATGGTTGGCATCCCGGGCGATAGCACATTCAACAACTACAGTGAAGCGCGTCTCGCCTTCTACGAGGACACGGTGCTCCCCCTACTCGGGGACTTCGTTGATCAGTTGAATTCTTGGTTGTGCCCCAAGTACGGTGACAGGATCAAGCTCAAGATCGACGAGGATTCCATTCCCGCGCTCGCGGCCCGCCGCAAAGAGAAGTGGGATGCAGTCGACAAGGCGACCTTTGTCACACCGAATGAGAAGCGCAAGGCCACCGGGTTTGAGCCGATGCCCACCCCGGAAGCTGACATGCTGTGGGTCCCGAGTGGTCTTATCCCCATGGAAGCAGGTGGTGAAGATGACACTGGCACGCCGCCCGATGGTACTGACCCGGAAAATCCTGATGCAGAAGTTGACCCCGAGAACCCGGATGATGTCGCTACGGACGAAGCCGGCGACCTGGGCAAGAAGCCGCCCACGGACACGACGCTCGTGAATACCGCGCCTGCTACTGATGTCCAGGCTGCGGCGCTCAATGGTGCTCAGATCGCTGGTCTGCAGGCGATCATCGACGCAGTGGCGAGCAAGGATATCCCGCCTGAGACCGGGTTCGCAATGATCCAAGCGTCGTTTCCGAGCATCTCGGCGGAAGCGATCTCTGCCATGCTGGACCCCTTGAAGAACTTCGAGAAGCCGAAACCGCCGCCCACTCTGATTCCACCCGGTGGCACTCCGCCGCCCACCAACGGGAAACCCCCTGCTGCCGTTCCCCCTAAGCCCGCTGTCGTTCCGCCCCCGAAAGCACCGTGATCAACCTCAAGAGTAAGTTGGCAAAGCGCGAGTGGGCTGCGCGAGCCGACCGAATGATGAGGACCGTTGAAGGGCCGATGGCCCGGAGGTTGGCTGCTGAGTTTGATCGCGTTGCGCGTGAGTCGGGGGGAGCAGGCGTGGTGGACATCCACCACCATGCGAACAACCTGAGGCTGATCCTGCTCAACGCATATGAGACGACGATCAGCATGTTCCTGGATGTCTATTTTAGTACGAAGAAAACCTGCTGCATTGTATTGGAGTACAAGTTAGACACTGAGGATGAGATCCGGCGACGGGCCGTGAAGCTCGCTCGCGCACGAGCGCAACAGATTGCGGATGACATTGCAAAGACCACGAAGGATAAGATCAGACGTGCCATCACGACAGGACTGGGCAGTGGCAAGACGACAGCTCAGATCGCGAAGGACATCCTGCTCCGTGTAGGTGGCTCCATTGCAAAACGTCGGGCCATGACGATCGCACGAACTGAGGTGCATGGCGCTGCGAATGGGGCTTTGCTTGAAGGCGCGCATGCAGATGCGGATGTGTTGGAAAACAAGGAATGGGTCGCCACTGAAGACGACCGCACACGCGTGGACCACGACCATGCGAATGGGCAGATTGTTGGTATAAAAGAGATGTTCACAGTAGGCGGAGAGAAGCTTCGGTTCCCAGGCGACCCCAGTGGAAGCCCGGAAAACATCATCAATTGCAGGTGCCAGATTGTGTTCGGCTCGTAGATTCGAAGTGGCAAAGCAACTTCTACACAGGTATAAACAGCCATGCTGAAACTTGTCGTACCCATGATCGAGTTCAAGCTCGACGACACCGAGCCAGGAATGTTCTCCTGCTACGGTGCAGCGTTCAACAACGTTGACGGCGGCGGTGATGTGATCGAACCCGGCGCGTTCGACGACGACGTGAAAGCATTCGCCAAGGGTCAGCCCCCTGGCATGTTCTGGCAGCACAACCCGGAGGACCCTGTCGGCCACTGGCTGGACATGGGTCAGGACTCCAAGGGTCTGCGGATGAAGGGCAAGCTTTGGGTCGATAGCGGTATCCCCCATGCAGAACAAGCCTACAAGATGTTGCAGAACCCTGGCCCCAAGGGATTCTCCATCGGCTACAAGGCTGTCAAGTATGTCATCGACAACGCCAAAGGTATTCGCCGGTTGCAGAAGCTGAAGACCCGCGAAGTAAGTGTTGTCACTTTCCCAATGAATGAAAAGGCTTGTCTGCTCGGCGTGAAGAGCATGACCAAGCGCCAGTTGGAAGAGGTCCTCCGGGATGGAGCTGGCCTCTCAGCCAACGATGCGAAAACCCTCTTGGCGGGTGGGTATGCCGCACTGGTTGGAGCGAAACGGGACGTTTCCTCTGAACTGGAAAAGATCGCCAAAGCCATCCACAAAAACACACAAATCCTGAAAGGGTAAATCATGGGTATCAGTCTCAATGCGCTCAAGCGCTCCGCCGCTCGCGGTGGTTTCCAAACCAAGAATCGCAAGGAAGAGGAAGAGGAAGAGGAAGAGCCGGACGGCGGCAGCATCGCCCTCGTGACCAAGGCTCTCGATGAACAGAGCGTCGCGTTCGAGGAGCTGAAGAAGCGCGCCAACGAACTCGAGAAGAAGTACGACGGCCTCGCGAACGCCGAGATGAAGAAGATCAACGAAGCCATTTCGAAGATCGCCGAAGAGAACAAGACCGAGCTGTCCAAGATCCACGCGGCGATGAAGCGTGGCAATCAGGGCACTCGCCACAGCAACCCCGAAGGCTTCAAGAAGGCCGGCGCTGCGCTGCACAGCAAGGCTCTCGACGCCTACGTCCGCGACGGCCGCAAGAGCCTGACTGACGCCGAAGTCAAGGCGGTCTGCGAAGACTACGGTGTCAGCGAGAACGAAGTGAAGGCCATGGTGTCCGACGACGGCCCCCGCGGTGGCTTCCTGGTGCCGACCGATACCTCGGGCCGCATCATCGAGAAGATCTTCGAGAGCTCGGTCATTGGCCAGTTGGCCAGTCAGCAGACCATCACCACGCAGGTCCTCGAAGGTCTGCGCGACGAGGACGAAGCTGAAGCCTTGATGGTCGGCGAGCGCGCCGCTCGTACCGAGACGGACACCCCGGACATCGGCAAGTGGAGCATCCCGGTCCACGAGTGCTACACCAAGCCGAAGATCTCCCAGACCGAGATCGACGACTCGGCGCTGGACCTCGAGGCGTGGCTGCAGAAGAAGGTCACGGCCAAGCTGGCCCGCAAGCGCGAGCAGCAGTTCGTGAACGGCAATGGTACCACTGGCCCCCGCGGTATCATCACCTACACGCAGAACATCGTGACCACGTCGAAGGCAGCGCATGTCAATCAGCAGTTCAACGTCTACAAGAGCGGCTCGGCCGGCGACCTGACCAATGCGGACAAGCTGGTCACGCTGATCTTCTCGCTGAAGAAGCAGTACCGCAACAATGCGACTTGGCTCATCAGCCGTGAAGGCATGGAGAAGTTCCGTCTCCTGAAGCAGGATGGCAAGTTCATCTGGGCGCCTTCGGTCCTGAACTTGGACGGTCAGGCGCGCATCGGCTCGATGGATGGTACTGTGCTCGGCTACCCCGTGGCCGAGACCAATGACCTCCCCGACTGGGCC